GCCGGACCAATCAACTGCCCCATGCGGGATAACCGAGATGCCCAAGATGCCCGAGAAAAGTCCAGAAGTATGGGCTGCGGTCCTCGCATGGCTGCACGCTATTGCGCCGAGCCTGTACGCGTTCTGTCTGTCCGTGACTATCGCCGTGCTGCGAGTCGTGTACGGGGGCGGAACTAAGCGGCAGATGGTGCTCGAGGGCGCTCTGTGTGGATTCGCCACGCTGACCCTGGTCCCGCTGCTCGAGTACTTCGGCCTCCCGCAGAGCATGGCCACGTTCGTAGGTGGATCAGTCGGGTTTCTCGGAACAGAAAAGCTCCGTGACCTGGCTATCCGCTGGGGAGAGAAGAAGGCGAGCGCATGAAACGCACCACAGTCTGGCGCCTTGTCATGGCCTCCGGCCTCATCTCCCTATGCCTTATCGGCTGGGCTGTGATTGAGGCGGTGAAGTGGGTGGCTGGGATAATGAGCTGCGCTTGAGCGGAAGAGTGACGGTCCCTTAGCGAGAAACACCCCATGCAATCCCTGCGAGGTAGATATGGCGCATTGCGGAGCCAAAACCCGCAGTGGCCAGCCTTGCCAGTCGCAGGCAATGCCCAATGGCCGCTGCCGGATGCACGGTGGCAAGGCCACTGAGACGCACAAGGGCAACCAGAACGCCCGAAAGCACGGAATTTACTCTGACACCCTGACCAGTGATGAGCAGGGTATGTGGGATGAGATCAGCGTCGGGTCGCTCGACGATGACATCAAGATCGCCAAGCTGCAGCTGCGTCGCGCACTGATTGCACAGGCAAAGGCTGAAGCAGGTGATGGCCTGGACCTTGACCTTGAAAGCGTCAGTGTCCGCGGTGCTGATCCGGTGGATGAGGGGCAGGAGCCTAAGGAGCCCGGCCAGCCATCGACAACGATCCAGCGTCGTCGTCGCGGCTACGAAGACATCATCAATCGGCTGCTTGGTCGGATCGGTGACCTCGAAGCCAAGCGCGCTGACCTGATCAAGAAGCTCGATCCCGACGACGAAGGCCCGCTGCCGCAGCGCATTGAGGTCGTAGTGACCGACGCGAGGCGTCCAGATGCCGAGCCTTAACGTCCCGCAAGCCAGATTCCTGGCGCTGCCGAACAAGTTTCGTGCATTCGTAGCAGGGTTTGGCTCTGGCAAGACGTGGGTAGGTTGCTCGGCGCTTGGCAAGCACTTCTGGGAGTGGCCCCGCATAAACGCCGGGTACTTCGCTCCGACATACAGCCAGATCCGCGACATTTTCTATCCGACCATGGAGGAGGTTGCTGCGGATTGGGGGCTTCGGACTGACATTAATCAGTCGAACCATGAAGTGCACGTCTACAGCGGGCGCCAGTATCGCGGGACGGTCATCTGCCGGTCGATGGAGAAGCCCCAGACGATTGTCGGCTTCAAGATCGGTCATGCCCTGGTCGACGAGCTCGACGTTCTTTCGGCGGTCAAGGCTCAGCAGGCTTGGCGCAAGATCATTGCCCGTATGCGCTACAACGCCGAAGGCCTGCGCAACGGCGTGGACGTGACGACGACGCCGGAAGGCTTCAAGTTCGTTTACCAGCAGTTCGTTAAGCAGGCGCGAGAAAAGCCGGCAGCCGCGGCCCTGTACGGCATGATCCAGGCGAGCACGTTCGACAATGAGCTGAACTTGCCAGACGACTACATCGCATCACTGATGGAGTCCTACCCCGAGCAGCTTATCCGGGCGTACCTGAATGGCCAGTTCGTCAACCTGACGTCCGGATCGATCTACCACGCCTACGACCGCAAGCTGAACAGCTGTTTCGACACCGTGCAAGCGGGTGAGCCACTGTTCATCGGTATGGACTTCAACGTCGGCAAGATGGCGGCAATAACGCACGTCAAACGCGACGGATTGCCTCGGGCAGTCGATGAGCTGACGGACGGCTACGACACGCCCGACATGATCAAGCGCATCAAGGAGCGGTACTGGCGACACGACGGCAACGACTTCGTAAAGACCTGCGAAATCAGGGTTTATCCTGACGCCTCGGGTGACTCGCGCAAGTCGGTCAATGCGAGCACTACAGACCTCGCCTTGCTCAAGCAGGCCGGTTTCGCGGTGATCGCTCCGGCAGCAAACCCGCCGGTCAAGGACCGGATCAACGCCATGAATGCCATGTTTTGCAATGCGCAAGGCGAGCGCCGCTACTTGGTAAACCCCTTCACCTGTCCGACCTACGCCGACGGCCTGGAGCAGCAGGTGTGGGCGGCCAACGGCGAACCTGACAAGTCGCAGGGGAATGATCACGCGAACGACGCGGGCGGTTACTTCATTCATCGCGACTATCCAATCATCAAGCCGGCCAAGCCGCAGACAAAATCACTACGGATGTAACGCCAATGAGCAACGACCCGTCCAAAACAATCCCGGCCGTGGACGCCATGCGCGAGGATTGGGCCATCGTTGCGCCGCTGATGGGCGGCACCAAGGCTATGCGGGCCGCCGGGCGTGCTCTATTGCCTCAGTACCCGGCCGAAGAGGACGAGACCTACAAGGAGCGCCTGCGCCTCTCCACACTGCTGCCGGCCTACGCTGAGACGGTCAACAACATGACCTCGCGGGTGTTCGCTGAGCCTCTGCAGCTGGGCGACGACGTTCCTGACCGCCTGGCTGAACTGTGCGAGGATATCGACCTTGCCGGCAATGACCTGAACAGCTGGTCGGTCGACCTGTTCCGCCACGCGCTGAGTCATGGCCTCTGCCACGTGCTGGTTGAGTACCCGCGCGCTGAAGGGCTCCGCACTCGCGCAGACGAGATCGCGGCGGGGGTTCGCCCGTATGCCGTACTGATCCGCCCCGAGCAGGTGCTTGGTTGGCGTGTCGAGGCCGGCAGAATTACGCAGTTCCGCTACATGGAGTCGATCGAGGAGGCAGACGGCGAGTTCGGCGTGAAGTCGGTTGCCCAGGTGCGAGCACTGGAGCCTGGCGTGTGGCGCACCTATCGCAAGGCCGACAATGGCGGCGCATGGGCCAAGCACGACGAGGGCACTACCAGCCTCGGCTACGTGCCGCTTGTCTCGTTCTACACCGGCCGCACGGGCTTCCTGACGGCAAAGCCGCCGCTGCTCGAATTGGCCCACCTCAACGTCAAGCACTGGCAGTCCCAGAGCGATCAGGACAACCTCTTGCACGTCGCCCGGGTGCCGCTGCTGTTCACCTTCACCGACGACGAGCAGTTCGAGCTGGTGATCAGCTCAGGCAGCGCGACTCGCATGCCTAAAGACGGCAATGCCAAGTACGTCGAGCACACCGGGGCAGCTATCAACGCTGGCCGGGAGTCGCTGCAAGACCTGATCGAAGAAATGCGGATGGCCGGCGCCAAGCTGCTGCAGAAAGAAAAGCAGCAGACCAAGACGGCGACCCAGGCGAACGAGGAGGCAGCGCAAGAACTGTCCCCTCTGGCTCGTATGGCAAACCAGTTCGCTGATGCCCTCGCGCAGATGCTTCAGGTCATGGCGGACTACCTGGCCTTGCCTGATGGCGGCATGGTCGAGATGCGCGGCAACTTCGATCAGGATTGGGCGCCGGAAGTATCGGTGCCGCAACTGCTGCAGATGGCCAACTCCGGCAAGCTCAGCGATGAAACCCTGTTCGCAGAGATGCAGCGACGCGGGATCATCAGCGATGAGTACGACTGGCAGGAAGAGCGCGAGCGCATTGAGCAGCAAGGTCCTGGCATTGGGGTGATCTGATGGCAACCGTCAACGAGCGACTGCTTGATGCCGCAATCGACCACGCGATTGACCTGCAGCAGCTGAGTAATGGCGAGGTGCGCAAGATCATCGCTTTGCTGAATCGCGCCGATGCGGATCTCAGGCAGCGTCTCGTTGCCGCAGTTGAGCGCATGGGCACTGATCGGTTCACGGTCACGCACATGAATAGCGTGCTCGCCTCGGTGCGCGAGCTGAACAAGGCCATATACGCCGAGATCGGTGAAGAGGTCGTCAAGATCATCGACGAGCTAGCCGAGTATGAGCTTGGCTACCAGCAGACGCTGTTTACGGCCACGCTGCCCAATCAGGTGCTGGTTGCCGTGCCGCTGGCAAAGGTGAATCTAGGCCAGGTCCGTGCCGCTGCTTTCGCTCGGCCATTCCAAGGGCGTCTGCTCAAGGAATGGCTTAGCGATCTAGAGTCGACCCGCGCGGCGCGCATTCGGGACGCCATCCGCATCGGCATCGTGAACGGCCAGACAACCGACGAGATCATTCGCGGGATCATGGGCATTCGTGCCGAGGGCTACGCGGACGGTCTGCTACAGCGCAGCCGGCTCGACATTGATGCGATGGTCCGCACGGCGATCAGTCACACCGCAGAGACGGCGCGTGATGCGTTCTACAGCGCGAACGCCGAGATCATCGCGGCGCTGACTTGGACCAGCACGATTGACTCACGCACGACCCCGGAGTGCCGCATTCGTGACGGCCTGCGCTATGAGGTCGAGACGCACAAGCCGATCGGTCACAAAGTGCCATGGCTAGCCGGGCCTGGGCGCATCCATTGGCGCTGCCGGTCTACCAGTGTCACCGCCCTGAAGGGCTGGGAAGAACTCGGCCTGTCGCCAGACGAGATCGACGCCGGGACGAGAGCGAGCATGGACGGGCAAATCCCGGCCGACAAAACCT